CCTGCCTCTACTCCTGAATCAGCCGTGTCTTCACACAATCTATTTGCAGACACAAAAGTATCATCATGTATACTTAGATTATTTTGAGTAGAATCTTTTGAAATTCCTAAATATAATGTTGATGTTCGTGCTCCTGTATGCGTGAAAGTATATATACCAGATTTGTTAATGATAAATGTCAATCCTTCAGTATTTCCATTATATCCCGGATGATTGTGAGTAAATAAATTTCCAAAACTTTCAACTTGAGTATTAAAACGTATGATACAGGTATCTACTGATCCATATCCATTATATATATTGAATGTTGTCTGACAATCTAATTTTTCATGTGTTATTTCCCATTTAGCAGAACTTGAACAAGCCAATAATTTTAATAAATTTTGAAATTTTGGTAATTGTATTTCAGTTAATAAATCTTGTGTTATTTCATCACTGCCTTCTCTCTGTATAGTCATTATATTTGATCCGCCTTGTGCAGCATGAAAAAACTCATATTCCTTTTCATAATTATCTGCAAGTGTAGGTAAGTTAATAATGATATTACCACCTGCTGTGTCTCCAATATATTTCTGATATGTCTCTCCATCTGTTATAGTGTATGGAGAATCTGCATTAGTAAGATATTTTACTTTTGTAAAATTATTAAAAATATTCCATAATTTATTCATGTCTGCTCCATCACTCATCCATTCCGTATATTCATTTTCAATAAGACCTACTGTGATAGATTCAATAGCGATATTTACCAAAAAAGCACTCAAATTTATTATGAATAATTTTTTTCCTTCAGGCAATGATCCTGAAATTGTGACAGTAATTCCAGCACTAGGATCAGATAAGATCACCACATTGGTAAAATATGTATCCAAATTTACTGAACCTGTACTAATTATTTTTAGACACACATCTCCGATATATTTTTGAAGCAATAGAGCCGTAACCGTTTTGTCTCGATCCTTTCCTGTTCCTCTTGTTGCCCAAAATACATCAGCGTCTTCTAAAGTTGTTGCAACCGGAAAATCCGGTATTGTAATTGTGTTTGCCATTTTTAATTCCTCCTTTTATGTATAAGTAGAAATAGTGTTATCATTTCCATCGAGAACATTATTACCATTTCCATCTAATACTAAACTACTTGTTATTTCAATAATTGTTATTAAATAATTATCATTTCCATCGAGAACATTATTACCATTTCCATCTAAAATAAATACTCCAATATAACCATTAACCCCTGCTGGAGATATTGCTTCTAATGTTTTAGAAACAACTACTGCGTCTGTAATTAAATAATATTTTGCTGGATATGAAGGATAATATTCCACATAAGTTGCTTCATAAATTGCTTTTAAGATTTCAATAATACTATCAGGTTCACCGCTGTATGCAAGAGATGATTTTTGTTTTATAGCAATTCTGTAAAACTCATCAGACATACCCGCTCTTTCAAGATTAAAAATAATTCCTATGATATCTAATTGAACCCCTACAGCAATATCTAAATTAAATTCATCTTTGATTTCAAACAAAGATATTTCAATATCATTAGCAGAATTATTAGCAGTTTCAATTATTCCTTTTAGTTTAGTAGAAATTTGAAATTGAGAAATAAATAATTCTAGATTATAATTATAATCTGTGATTTTTGTAATTGAACATGTCATGGAATATCCTCTACAATCATTCTATCAATTGCAAAATTAGCATATTCTCTTACTGCTATTATTATATTCTGTTCTAAATACACAGGAGAATCTATTGGAGAATATGTACCATCTAATGATATTTTTATATTTTCAATTCCAGATACTTTGTAAATAGGAGTGGATAATCGCTGTCTAATTACATCTTTACTAATAGATTGATTAAGAAGAGACCATTCTAAAATATATTGTTTTATAGCATTATCTCCATCAACCGGATAAATTTCTTCATCAAAAAAGTCTCTTTGTACTTTTACCCATATATATTTTGCAACGGGTCTAGAAAATTTAATTTCTTGGTCTTTCCCTTCACTATCTTTTATAATTTTTGACACATTTCCATATGTAGCGATGCCCGCGGGCATTGTATTCCAAATATTTTGAGCAATATCTTCTTCATCTCCTCCAACAACCACTACTTCAAAACTATGCGGAGGTAATCCATCTATATTTGTTACATCTGTTCTATTAGATATAATTATCACTTGAGTAATTCCAGATACATTATTACTAACAGCATTTACAATAGCGTCTTCTGTCGCGTTTCCTGTTACAAGTGTGTTAGCTCTTCTGATTCGAAGTTCTTCATCTGTTTCTCTATTTCTTCCCATCAACCCGGCATTTGGATTATTCACTTCATCCCATCCACTCACAGGAGTAACAATAGTATCTAACGTGTTTGAAGGAACTGGGTATGCTCCTGTTTCTTCAGATAAAAAATCACCCCCGCTTGCTAATAATTCAAGTGCTATATTTACTGTATGAGTAATATTAAAATTATTTAATATTTGTTCTATTTTTAAAATTTCTACATTTTGGACAACAATACCTTCAAATGACCCAGCTTCAATTAAATCTTTTAATTCTGTTGTAACAATTTCTGCTGTATCATCTAATATAGTAACATAAGTATATGGAATAGTATCTATTGTAATTGTATATGTTTCTCCTATTCCACCAGGTTCATCAATAGATAATTCTACATAACGAGCAGTTGTAATTGATATAGTAACATCTTCTAAAAGAGCATAATCTATGTCTGTAAAATCACCTGTACTTTGCTTAACTTTATTTCCTACTTCAACTAAAGTTCCCTCATTTCCATATACAAATACATCGTAGACAATTGTATTTGTAGCACTTTGACGTATAACACCTGTTTCACTACATATATTATCAAGAGAAATTCCCTCAGCAGAATTAGGATTTCTACTGTTATATATTTCTTCTGCTCCGTCCCAAATATCAGCATCTCTTTTTGAAAGTAATCCAATCAATTGTCCAAACGGTCCGACGGGGTCTAAATCAATGTCTCCAAAAATTGATTGAAAAGATTCTTCATAATATGTTTTTAATTCTTCAAAAGTTTTTTTTATAAATCCGTTTTCTGTAATAAATATTCCCATTATATATTCTCCTTATATTGAGACTGATCCAATCACTGAAATATTTTCTCCTTGTTCTATTGTAAGAATTTCAAAATCAACAATAAATTTTCTTAGATTTCTATCATAATCTACCTTAAAATTTATTATTTTATTAACGCCATTTGTATTTTTTATTTCTTTTTTTAAGATTGTTCCTACTTGATTTAAATTAACTTGTTTTTTTAAAATTTTTTGAAAATATTCTATTCCTAAAGTTTGATTAACAAACCATTCCCCAAAAAAAGTTTTTAACTTATTTTTTAATTTCTGACTTAACCATTCTGTCTGAGATTCAGTAAATCTTAAATTAAAATTTTTTATATCAATATCTCCTGTCAAAGAATTTAAATATAAATTTTTCATGGTAATTTTACTTCATTTACTTTTGACGCTGTTGTTATCATAATAATAGGAGATGGAACATATGAACCTCCTAAATTTATGATTGCTGTAGCTATCAAAGATAAATTTGCATTGATTTGAGTGGAAATATTCTGAATATCTGTATCATATCCTGTGTATCTTATTGCATTATCATTTTTTCCATTTATTTCAATATTTCCATCTTTATTGATATTTATAAAAGTATTATTATTGTCTATTTCGATATTTCCCGCAGAAGTTATTTCGATTATAGCAGGACTTACAGGAACTTGTCGAAAAGGCCATAATCCAGGAATACACATAGCATCTGTGAGTGAAAATCTAGATATATCATCTGCATCCGTGTCTTTTCCAGAACTTGATAAATAATTCCCAATACCTGTTTCAGCAAATAATATGAGACATTTATCTCCTCTTTTAAGAGGAAATAATAAACAAAATTCTCCTGATCCCGGAAATACGACTGGAACATTATCAATAACAGGCAAAGAAATACTATTACCCCCACGCGTGATTAAATTTACTAAAGGTTTTACAGAAGCTTTTCTTTGAGAATGTCCTTCGTATTTTACAATTTCTCCTGGAATAACAGTATGAATATTTTCCATTCGACTATCAAAAAAAGCTTGTAATATTTCTACTGGATCATCTGTCATATAAAAGCCTCCCCTTTTACCCCATAATTTCCTCCATAATTATTTCCTTCAAATTTTAATTTTTCAATTATAAAATTTCCTTTTAGATTAGGAGTATCAAAAACTACAGGAGCATTTGGTTGTAATTGAGAAATCATAATTGTTTCAAATCCAACTCTTTTTTTTACTTTCTTTTTCGGTTTTCTTTTTTTTCCTCCTTTTTCATCTTTGATCTCTGCTTCTGTTATATCTTTTACAAAAATCAATCCTCCTGTATATGTTAAATATACAATATTGAACCGGCTTGGTTGTCCATTTTTATATATTACTATTTCATCATTATCAACATACATAGAGCAATCATTTGTATTTAATATTTCATTTATATACCGCATAGCTCCATTCACAGAACCAGCATATACCCAGCCATTTGGCAACCGAATTTGTGCATTCTGTTCTCCGTGAATAACAACACCCAACAATGCAGCAATGTTACGAACAGGTTTAGATAATAATGTATTTGGACCATAACTAATCGAAATATTACTGCGTTTTAATTCTATTTTAGAACTTTTTCCTACAGCAATTATTTCACATTTAGTGTCAACTCCTTGTTTAGAATGAATACTTTGAATTATACTTCCTGTAAAAATAGTTGAAATAGATTCATCTTTATATCCAGCTTTAAATATAACATTATTTCCTTTTTTTAATATATCTTGAACAGTAGAATTCTTAGCATTATATATAATAAATTTTCCTGTATTTTCCGAAGGAGACATCGTTTTTTCAATAGAAAAATCTATGTTCAAATCACTCATTAACAGTCCAGTGCCTTGTTCACCCACAGACAATTCAATGACTCTATCCCAAGCCATAATAATCCTCCCACTGTTCAGCTTCTATTAAAGATGCATAGAAAAAACTCCATCCATTCCCTAAATTTTCATAAGATATTCTATCTTCCACTTCTTCGTCCGTTTTTTTAATAATTAAATCTCCTCGAAAATTAGGTAATTGTGCTCTATATTGTCTAATTAAAAGCCAGTTAGGCACTAATTTTATTCCAGATAGGATATTATTTGAATCTTCATCTTCTATTGTTAAATACCATGCTTCTGATCTAGAATTCCATATAAAAGTTAATAACAGAGTTCTCGTTCCTAAAATAATTTCTTGAATGAAATTTGAACTTAATGTTTGAAATGTTTCAATTCTTTCCAATTAAATCCCTCTCATATTATTGAAGCTGTGCTGGGTGTTGTAGTTGTTCTGCCCGCATTTGTTTTTGTAGAAACTTGTCTGTTTTGATTTGTATTTAAATTTTTAACTTTGATTGATAATTCTAATTCGATATCTTGTAACATAACAATTTTAACAGATTGAAAACTAATTTGAACCATCAAACTATCCCCACTATCACTATCTCTTGCAACCGGCATATTAGCAATAATAACATCTTCATATGTATGTAATATAGTATATACTGTAACAATATTTTTTTCTTCCCATAACGAAACAAGAGCATCATAAGCATCTTGAGCTCGATTAGTAAATATAGTTCCCGCATTAACGGAAAAATTACTAATAACCCCTGTCATATTACCAGCACGCATTAAATTATGTACATGATCAGATATCACAGAACCATCTTCTATAGAATGAGAAGATACATTACTTTGATGTATGTGATCTTCTGTGACGATTATATCAAAAGATATTTCTCCTACTCCATATATTTTATTTTCTTTAAAAAATAAACTTGCCGGTAACGCCATTTTTAATATCCTGCATTTATTAAAATTTTTTGTAATTCTACAGTAAAAACACTTTTTGCAGCTTCTCCCACACCTCCTGTTGGACCTGCTGCGGTTGTCATAGCTATTTTATTATTCATTGTAATGTTTGCCGTTCTATTTTCAAGAGAACCGCTTTCAAGACCTTTTGTAACACTCGGAGGTGTTATAGGTTCTCCTTCCATTCCTACTAATTCAGCCAACCATCCAAATAAATCTCTTAATCCATCGATAATATAAGATATTTTTTCAGCCATCCATTCGAGAGGTACTGTGACAGCACTGAGTACTGTATTAAAAAGAAAATCGATTGATTTTCCTAATAAATCAAATAAAGGCATCAATTTTTCAAGCATCCAAATAGTTGGTTCAAGTAAAAAAGCCAATAATTTGAAAGCTACTGCTAATTGATTTCCTATTACATGCGCTATTTGTGCTAATATTCTTATAAAAGGACGTAATATTGGCATAAATAAACTAAATAGTTTTCCTAAAATTTTAAATACTAAACCCAAAGCTTGAAATAATGGAAATAAAGCTTCTAATACTTCAAAAACAAAATTTAATATTTCACCAAATAATTCAAAGATAGGCAATAACATTTCTATAAATGGAATTAAAATAGTTCCCAATATTTTAACAATAACTTTTATTATAGAAACAAATATTTTTAAAATAGGATTTAATGTTTTTAATATAGGTTGTAATAAACTTACAACAAGATTTAATATTGGAACTAAGGCTTCTGTAAGAATCTGAATAAATTCTTTTAAAGGCCCTTGAACTAGTTTTGTGATTGTTTCTACAAGCAATTTCATTGTGGGTAAAAAAGTTGTTCCTACTTCTGCTAACAGCAATTTAAAATTATCTTTCATTGTAGAAACAAGTCCCATAAAAGTCAGACTTTGTTTTTTCATTCCTTCAAAAAACATTCCTCCAGCACTTGTCATAGTCTCAAATGCTTTTTGTACATCTACAGAAGAAACTTGTCCTTTTGATACCATTTTTCTTATTTCAGCTACAGTCACACCGCGTAATTCTGCTAATTGTTTAAATATACCAATTCCTCTATCCTGGATCATATTTAATGTTTCCCCTGTTGCTTTTCCTTCAGCTTGTATTCTTCCAAATGCAGTGGAAAGAGTCATTATGTTTTCTGCGTTGCCTTTTGCAGTATCCCCCAGCATTTTCATTGTATCAATGACTTTATTAGATTCTATTCCATATGACAATAATGTTTGCGTTCCTTTAGCTAAATCTGTTAAAGAAAAAGGCGTTTCTGCAGCAAATTTTGTTAAATCTTTCATCATTATTTCTGCTTTTTCCGCACTCCCCAACATGACTTCAAATTGAGTTGTAAGCATTTCCATTTCTGACGCAGCATCGACAGCCATTTTTCCTATTGCAAGAATTCCTGTAGCTATTCCTATAATAGCAAATTTCATTTTTTTAGACATTTTTTCAGTGCGAGTTTCAGCTCTTTTTGCGGAAGCTTCATCCACTTTAAATCCAATTTTAGTAATAAGTTCACGCACTGTCATTTTTTAAACCTATTTTTTTTATTCATATCATCCATTTGTTTTTTATGATAAGCATCTTGAGCTATTTTATAATCTTGTTTCATATCTAATAAATCACATACTTTATATATTTCTTGTAAAGACCATGTTTCTAATTCATTTTTAGATAATCTACATTCTATTATTAACCTCCAAAAAGGCCATTCACTTTCTAATTCTTCCTCTAATTTTCCTACATTTCCTATTCTATTCCAGATTCTTTTTCCTTCAACATCAGCCCGTCGTAAAAAAATGTTTTGAATATTTCTCCGCCACCCCCCACCAACTCGAAAGGGGAAAATTTATTATATTTCATTATTTCAAAAATAAGTTTATAAATACAAATAATATCCCCCTGAAAAATTATATTAATTTTATCTGAAGTTATCTGTTCTGGAGGAGTATTATCCTTCATGTATATTGTAGTTGATAAAATATCAATAATAAATTTTTCAAATTCCGTATCTGCCATTTCATTCAAAGATTGAGATAAAGAATGAAGCATTTTGCCAAAATTCAATTTTTCATCCATTCCTTTAAATTCACTCAGCATAGGCAGCAACATTGTGATAATTTTTTTATCTAGTTTTAATGCTTTTAATGCGGGCAAAGGACTACTTTTGAATTTCTTATTATTTATTTCTACTTCTAAATAATCTATCATAAAATATTACCACCTATAAATAATTCAGCCACTCCAGTATCAAAAACCCACTCTCTTCCAGACAAAGAATCGGAATATTCGAGATTGGGAGATGCTGCTATCCATGCCTGTGGAGCATAAAAAAGCATTGTTCCATTCAAATCTTGAATTCGAAAAAAGAATTTTCCCGCATTTGACAACATATCAGCTGTCATTATTCCTGATAAAATATCATTAGTTATACTGCTTTGTTTAAGTGTGACTGTTATGCGAAAATCAAATGCATTTTTATTTATTCGATCTATTCCTCCATCAGCCCCTTTAGATTTTTCAAATATATCTCCACTTCGTTCTGCTGATATAAAAGTACCTTCTTGATATCCGGTAAACGGAACAGATCCAAAATTAGCTATAATCAATTTTGGATCATATGTACGAACAATAGCATCCATAATTTTTATCCCTCCTTATTTTATTATTTTTAAACGGTAACAATTCCATTTATTTCTACTGTATGGATTGCTCCTTGTAAAACAGCCGTAAATTTTATATCTGGTAAATTTCTATTTAATTTATCAGCTTGGGATATTTCACTAGCTTTTGGAAAAGTTACCACAATAGTTTCTCTTACAAGAAGACCTTGATCAGCTCCTTCATATAAAACACCAGCAACTGTTCCTACTATGATCGCAATTCCTTCATCTGTAAGTGAAATTTTTCGAACATTTATCAAATTTGTAAAAATTTCTTCTTGTAACCGAGCTTCTAACCAATCCACACCTCTTATTATATCTATATATTCTCCTCCAGCAACTTTACCTTCTTCTGTTATATTTACCCCTGCTGTAGTTGTGTATATATTACAATTTTTTCCAAGAATTGCAGAACGTTCTCCTGATGTCAATCCATATGGAGCAACTCCGGCTATTGTTTTATATGCCCATGTTTGCGAACCCGGGTCATAAGGAAGGCATTCTCCGGGTATTCCTGATTCAAGATAAGAAGGTGCTACATCACCCTGAGCATCAGTATGATATATAGAACAAGTTCTACTATAAGCTAGATTTTTCATAAAAAAAGCTATGTCAGAAGTAGAAACCGGATTTTTTATTGCTGAACTTGAAGAACAATAAAAAAATATTTTCTTTTGTGTTTCTGTCCAACTCGCAACTGCTTTATAATCATCTTCATTCACATATGTAATTGAACCGACTGGCTGGGTACCCCCTCCTGTTACTATCACACTAATAGAATCAACTCCCGTAAAAATTTCTATAATTAAAGTACGATTATTTGGATCGGAACTATCTATTGTCACAAGAGAATCTGATATATCAATCTCAATTTGTGTTTTTATATCTGCCATCGTATCCGCTTGCGTTGTATTAAATAGAATCTGAGTTACAGCTGTTCCATTTATAGTGAAATCAATTAAATTTCCAGTTTCAAAATCACTGTCAAACACAATTGTTCCTGCTTGCGATGCTATTATTAAAAAACAATACCAATCTTGAGTAGCTGATTGTATTGTGGTAAGAGTTTCTGACCAATCATCATCGCCACTATCCTTTCTACCAATCATTATCTTATCTAATTTTGGATTCTGACTAAACACAATGACTGCTGCATCATATTCAGGATCACCTACACCCCAACCATCATCAGACATTTCAATAATACCAGCATAGTATCGATATCGATCAAATTCAACAGTTGTTTTATTTGATGGAAATTCTGAAATTATTGCAAGAGTACCAAAACTTGCTCTTGTAATTGCTTGCGTTTGTCTGTCAATAACGACTTTAACAATGTCATTTAAATTACTCACGTTATTATCCTCCTATAAAATATTTTGAATCAATTCAACATCATCAATCCAACTTGAATATTCTTCTGTTTGAGTTGCTATACCTAAACGTAATTCTACCACGGCTTCTCTAGTCCAATCATTTGAATCTAAGCGAGGAATTATTCTAATCTGTTCTTGTCCTAAATAAGAAACTTGATTTTTTTGAAATAATTCTTTTATTTCAGCTCTGTCTACAGAATCAATTATCATCTGTAATTTATCTCCGTTTCCTCCTTCTTCCCATAATTGAATTCTAATTAAATAATCAGAAATAATTTTAGATATTCCTTTATCATTAACAGATGTTTTACTTCCTGTTCCTATCCTTGTCTTATCTCCAGCATATTCAATAACAATATAAGGTTCTTTCGGAGCAGGAGCATTTTGATGACTTTGAATAATATCAATATCTAATAAATTTTCCACATTTAAAATCTGATTTATCCAATTTCTTAGAAATAAATATAATGTATTACTATTCACGTAATTCCCCTATATATTTATAATGATTTATTAAATCATTTTGATAAGATGCTTCATCAATCAATTCCCATTTTTTATTTTGCCAGGATATAACCGCTCCTTTAATATCTCCTCCTTCATTACTTACAGGCAGCTGTGTATCACTATACACTTTTACTTTTCCCGTATCTTTTCGTCCGATATTTAAAGATTGCACTTCTTTCCATGTCAAAGGTTGAACAGAACCCATAAAAATATTTTCGATATCAGACCCAGATAACCATATACCATCTGAATTATATCCTCCAATATTATACTGATATGAAATCGGTTTAGGAAAAAGAGTACTCATTTTAGCACCTCTTTGTGACGAATAGAATTTAATAATTCAGCCGTATCAATCAATGGTTTAGTACTCCCTTTTGTTTTCATAGTAAAAGAACTGTTTGGAGCAAATCCTCCTTTAAGAATCGTTATTTTGATAAGGCCTGAATACCATTCTCCTAAACGTGATAAAGCTTTTTTTGCTGTTTGTTTTATTTCTGTTATTTTAAAATATTCTTTGTATATTTGTTTATATATCAATGTTTTATTCTTATCAAAAGTCTTTTTCATAAATGGTCTGGATGGAATACGAATTGTCTTTTTTTTAAGAAATACACCAAATTTAAAAGCCATAAATCCTTTCATTTTTTTAGTCACAGGTATAGTAGCTCCATACTCATTTACAATAGCTCTTGTAGCAATGTCAGTTGTTGGATTTCCATTAGATGTAAAATAACCTACTGTTGTATAACTTTTACTAAATTTTTTAGTTTCTTTTAGAATGAATTTCCATCCTAAATCTTTATCTTTTAATTTTGTATTTATTTTCATAAAGATTTACCTGTTACTTCTATCATAAATCCTTTCTGATTTCTCAATCTTAAAAATTGTCTTCCATATCCTGTCTGAATCAAATCATCATCTCCTTTTCCAGAAATGGTCGGAGCTGAGTAAGAGACAGATAAATCACCCTCTCTCTTACTCGTAATAGCTCCTGATCCATTTGTATATGAAGAATTAGTATTGACTGTGATTAAATGAGCCGTCAAATATGCTGCTGCTAATTCATAAGTATCACCAAACCAATCACGATTTACTTGCAAAGTAGCAATAAATATAAAATCATTTCTACTAGCAATTGAATCGAATTGAGGAGCGATTGTGTGCAACAACGACGAAATACTCATTTAATTCTCCAATACCAACCTTTTACAAGATATATCATCACTCATTTTATTTTTAATAACTTTCAAAAGAGAATCATTTATATTCAATGATTCTCCAGGAACTAAATGAAGCGATGCCGAAACATTTTCATCTTTTAATTCTATTCTTTTATCTTTTTTTCCTTCCCATCTTATTGAAATCATTATTATCTATCTCCCTGTGTTTTTATTGTAGGAGAATTGATTTCTTCTGTTTGATTATAAAGGATAGCTCTTACTTCGTCTCGTCCTTCTTCTTCCTGCCAATTTTGAAGAGTATCCAAATCAAAAGTATTTTTTATCACTTCTTTTGCTTTCTTTGCAGATAATTGTTTTATATTTTTTATCTTTTTTCCATCTTCGAGAATCTCTTCAATTAAACCTGTATCAAGTTTATCTTGTAGATTCTTTTTTGCCAATTCCCAGTCTGCTTCCTCTATTTGATTATTTCCGGGAAGTAATTGAAGATATTTTATTATTATCTCATCTTTTATGACAGGAATAACTAAAACACCCGCCTGTGGTTTTTTCCAATTTATTATCATTTGTAAGCCTCCTTTTATATTCCATCTCCAAATGCTACAGATTGAGGATAATAAATAATTATTCCACCATATTCTGCATGACAAGGAATTATATACTCCATACCTTTTAAATTTGCTTCAAGTTGTTCAAAAGATTGTGGTATTTCCATTGTTAAATTATTTGGGTCTTTTACATAAGCCATTATTCTATCTGTTGCTCCTGCACCTGCTCCAGCAAGTTCATCAACAATTTCAATAGATACTCCTGGATTATTATTTTTAAAATAATTTAAAATTGTATTTGTATTTCCATCTGTCATTCTTCGATCTTTTATATCATTATACTGAGTTCGTGCAATAATTATCTGTGATACATCTTCTCGGCCTTTTGTTGGAACAGAAACTGCACTCATCAAACCCGTTAAATCTTGTATTATTTCATCGGGTGTTTTAGTACTCCAAGTTTTAAAAGTAGAAGCTCCGACGGGAATTGTAAATTCAGTTATTCCTGGATAATTAAAAAATCCCTGAATATTAAAATTCTCATCTCCATACCAAGCTAATTTATCTTGAAGTTCTTCCATTGCTCTTTTTGCAGCATTAGCTTTTCGTGTATTTAATTGTACACCAGCCATTTGTGCTCTTCTAATCTCTTTCAAATTATAACCATAACTATCTCCCATAGAGCGTACTTTGCTCTGATTTTCTACCGCATACACATCTACGCGTGGAAAATCTTCTGCATAATCAGCAATAATTTTAGCTATTCCGGCCCGGCTCCAAGAATACCAAATTATAAAATCTGCTCCTGCATTTACTTCTGTACTAACAGGAATAAGCATTTTAGCTTTTAAATTTCTATATTTAACATCATATGTTCTAGATTTAATATATTCAAGTTGTCTCTTGAAAAAAGCTGTCTCTGCCGCATCTAATCGCATTACATCTTTCATTTATTTATTCCTCCTTAATTAAAATAATCCTGAATAAGTCATTTCTTTTCTAATACTGTCTATTTCTAATCGAACAAGAGCAGAAGCAGACGCATTACTTTTATATATAGCTGGTAACTCAATTCCTGAATTAAACCATTTACCAAAATTAGCACCCGCTGTGTTATATACATAAGCTTCATCGTTCGCCTTTACAGTAGTTCCGGATTCAACCCAGATACCGCCTTCTGTACACACATTAAGAGCATCATATTGTTCATATAATCCCGAAGAATTCTGCGCAAACACAGAAACTCCTAAAAATACTTGACTAGAATCATATGTAATAGTTGTAGTAGGCTGACTGCCTGCTCCTGTTGTTACACTTGATACAGTTGCCTCCTGTCCTTTTGTCTGAATTAAAATAGTTAAATTATTTACATCATTTGCATCTAGCACCGCACTAACTCCATCAAGAGCGTTAATAGCTGCTATGAGAGCATTTATAGTAATAAGATGAGTTGTATCAAATACAACAGGATCAGTATCTATTTCATTTACAGTCACAACCGTACTATTATCTGCTATAAATTCTGTACTATATACTATTTTTCCAGTATCAAGATGGAAATTATATGCGTGAATTTCATCTCCTATATAACCAAATACAGGCTTAGCAAATTCAATTCCATTTTCTTCTGCACAGGCCCATCCCCCCTCAATTTTTCTATTGAGTCCATAAAGGAGACCTTTTATCGCAGTATCAATATAATCATATGCTGGCATTTTTTATTCCTCCTCTTTTATTTTATTTGATTTCCATAAATTAGATTCATACGCAACTTGTTTCTTATAAGCATCTCTAGAATCTAATTTATTTGAGCCTTCGTTTTCGATAGAATCTTTTTTGAATATTTCTGTAGATACTTCTTTTTGTATTTCTTCCAATCTTTCTACAGCTCCATCAAATCGAATGTTAACATAATTTTCATCTGCATTATCCAGTTTTTCTTTTGCTGTTGGATACAGTGATAAAATTATTTGTTTTTTGATTTCCAATTCAGTAGAATCTTCTTTGATTTCGATGTTTGCTTTTTTTGCAGCATCTAAAACTTGAATTCTTTGTTTGATAGAATCTTCTATCAATTGAGGTATAGATTTTTTCAAATCTTCTGTCTCATTTTTAATTTGTTCAGAGTCTTCTTTAAATTTATCTCGCTCAGCTTCAAGTACAGTCTTATCCTTTTTAAAAGATTCTTCTTTTTCAAATAAATCATTTTTTAATTTTTCATTTTCTTCTTTCAAAAGAGTAAGAGATTGAATAACTTGAGGTTCTGCTTGATAATCTACTCCATCAATCTTAATAATTTTGAAATTCATTGAATTTCCTCCTTCATCATTATAAATTTTTTTAGATTCCATTATTCCTATATTAACAGAATCAAATTTCATCACAGCGGCATCTCCTGCCCTGCCTTTTTTGGTCATTGCAATATGATTGTATTTTACGTCTCTTTGAATAGCATCATAATGGACACCCATCCAATTACCAGATTTATTTTCAATTCTTGCTGCATATCCACAACTCAAAGCTCTCTTTCCTCCTTGAGCCTCTCCTATAGCATTTCCATCTGTAATAATAATAGGTGTAGATATATGATAAGAATCATTTTTAACATCTTCCCCAGAAAATCCTATTTGAAATTGTCTAATGTTATCCCCATCAATTTTTTCTGCTTGATGTTCGTTTATTATAGGTAACATTTTCAGACTATTTATAGAATCCGGTTTAAAAATTTCTTCCGGAGGACGAAGTTCATAAGTAATAGACCCGTCCATTTTTCTATAAGGAAAGACTCCAATATTTGTGACAA